TTATGAGTGTGTATAATGAACTGGGAAAACTTATTACAACCTTGGCACAATAAAGAAACAATCTCTGATGATGAAATTAAGTCTTTAATTCGTCAATGGCGTAATGCTCAATTAGAAGCATCAGATTGGACACAATTATCTGATGTCGATATTTCAAATAAAGCTGCTTGGGCGGCATATCGGCAACAGCTTCGTGATATGCTTAAAGGCGTAACAAATTTTAAATTGATAATTTTTCCTGAGCCACCAAAATGAGACTAAGACTCGTCAGGGTAACAGAATTTAACGGCGCAACTATGGGCGTATTGTGCATTAATGATGCGCCTGAGTTTGTTACGCTGGAGGAAGCTTGGCGAGATAATGAGCGTAACATCAGTTGCATACCCGTCGGCAGATATAAATTACGACCGAAAGTAAGTCCGTCTCGTGGCCGTGTTTGGCAGGTAATGAACGTACCTGAGCGAGACCACATTTTGATACATGCTGGCAATACCCATAAAGATACTCAAGGTTGTATTTTGGTTGGTATGCAGTTTGGTGTTTTAGAAAGTGAAGCGGCTATCTTAGCTAGCAGGTCAGCGTTTCAACGCTTTATGACTTTGATGGCGGGTACTCCCGAAGCAGAATTAGTAATAATTGATGCTTATGGTGGCGGGAGGGTACATTGACAGATAACGATTTTACCAAAATTCAATACTGGCTAGATTTAGTTGTTAAAGCAATTATTGGCGTAGTTGTGTCTATTGTAGGACTAGACTATCGCTCGGTTAAAAATAGTCTCAAAGAACTAGAAGAATCTAAATATCATGTAACTGCTGAGGTGCAGGTTATTAATTCGGAATTAAGCAACATTAAGCATCGATTGGATGCTATTGATTCCAAGCTTGATAGGGCATTAGCCAGATGAGGTGGCTGTTGGTAGTGCTGTTTAGCATTACGCCAGCTTATGCAGCTCCAAGCTTGTTAGGTGTGTGTCACAAAGACTTTCCCTGCAAATATGTCAACGACCTGTATCATGGGCTGGAACGGGTCGAATTGGGCTGGCTAGAAAATACTTTTGGCACCAAGTGTCAATGCCTTGACAGCCTGTTAAACGACGCTAGGCCAAAGGTTATACGGGTTCACCTAATACAAAGCCCATGCATGAGAAACAAGCGTTGTGGCCGCTATGAGGCTTTATGGGGCTATACAGTGGCCTCAGCTAGCAGGGCAGCACAAAATCCAAGAAGTCGGTTAAGAAAAAGGTTTGCTAGGATACTTGAGGGATTTAGGCGGCGCATAGAAGGTAAAGAACTTACTTGTTATGTGTCGCCTTGTTTAGAGTGTGACTTGTATGAACCTGCTAGAAGAGTGCTTGCCAATGTTGTATCTGCTGCTGTGCCTAGCTGTAACCTTGTGGATAATCCATACGGGCGACGTTGTTTATCTGGATACACCTGCGAAAAACATGGAGTTAATCCTAAGTTATCTGCACCGTGTATAGTTGATTTGGACGGTATAGATGGTGCCACGGTCGATATTGTAAAGTGGGTTGCTAGGTATAAGCACTGTGACTTATCCTATTACTGGGAACCTTGGATGAATTGTATAAGAGGCAGTTTTATAGATCCGAGGTTGCGTAATTGTAAATATACTGCTTCAACCTTTAATATAACTAAGGATATTTTATGCCGATACTTTTATCCATCATCCGCCATTTGCTTACCTTAGCTGCTGGTAGCTTGCTTACTGTTGGCGTTACTGAAGACCAGGCTGCTGGTTTAGTACAAGCTGCTGAGCCTGTTGTAGCTGGTGCTTTGCTATACGGTGGTGCTCAGGTATGGTCGCTGGTTGACAAGAAAAAGAAGCGCTAATACTTAGATCGGCGCATCTTTTGAGCTGAAGTTATGTGAACGTTACGCATAATTTCAGCGCCATTACCTAATGCTCTAGCTTCTACCAATCGCTCCAACCGCTGTTGAATGAGCTTCATTATAGAAGTATCTTCAAACAAAAACTCAGCTATATAAGCTAGGTTATACTTAGCTGGTTTAGCATCATAGAAAAAACCATGTAGCTCTGCTTTGTTCGGTTTAGTTCCTAAATTTTTACCCATACCCAAATAGTCTTGCATAGCTCGTTCAATAACGGCTAACCACAGGGTGCGTTCGGGCATAGCGACAAATTCGCTTTCACAAGGTGCATTCATAGCCAACTTTATAATTTCGTCAGTTTTAGCCAATCTTCAAGATACATCGTCACTAGCCAGGGGCGCTGTTTCTTTCGATGCACAACTACAGGCGTTCGATTCCCACAATCTCTTGTGGCTTGGTCGATTGCCTTATCGACGTTCAGCGCTTCCACCATCTTACACTCTAAATGATAGTTTGACAGCTCTTTACATTCCACATCTGAATTACCAGCTTTACCGCAAAACTGTTGTGTGCGGTGTGCCTGGTAGCCATACTCTTTTAACCTTGCTGCTAGCTCTCGCTCTGCTCTTGCGCCTTTTGCCCTTGAGTTTACCATTAGTAAAATACCTCATCTGTATTAGCTACTGACCAGCGATGACAATCCTCTGCTGTGTGGATTGTGTCACTTGTCCTGTATTGCTTAGCGATTGCATCAGGTTTGTTACCGATAAAGAAGGCATCTTTGAAAACAACTCTGTTGGTAGGCAGAGCTGCGATTTGTCCGTTATCAAGCAAAATGACGTGCGCACATTTATTTTGGTCGGGCTGGAGCAGGAAACCAGACTCAGACTCGCTGTCAGGTAGCCAGTCCACAGTAAACCAGTATGTACCTTGCACCATATTTTCATCTTTTAGGATGCAATCGCACTGATAGCTTTTTAGCAAGTCAAAAACTGTAACTATGGGGCGGTAACTGAAACAATCCCATAATTGTAATAATGGTAAAGACAACTCGTTAGTGCTTCTAGCGCCAACATTATGCAAAAGCCAATGCAGAGGCACATGACGAAAGTGAGCACCGCTTTCAAGCAGTACATGAAATTGTAAGGCGCGACCTTTATAGCTTTGTATAGCAAACGCATAACCGTGTTCATAACCTTTTTTTAAACCTAAATGTTTCCCTTCTATCCAAACCTTCAGCGGCGGTATATCTGCGTTCATTATTCTATTGATCCTTGGTGAGTAACGTCTTTAATTGCGAATGATGCAAGCAGCCCACGCTTTAACTCTAAAATCTCTTTTTTGGCTTCCTCTAATCGCCGTTCTTTTTTAGCAAGTCTATCTGCCCATCTGTTTAATTTGTTTTCTTGTTGAAGTGTTTCCACTTTTGCTTGAGCTAAATCATCTAGCTCTCTTTCTAACTTTAGACGTGAACCGCACTTGTAGCCGACAATAAAAGCATCTTTTACATGATCAAGAACATCGTCAGAAATGCTGTAGTGAAACATGACTTGACGATAATATTTAATCATTAGTTCTGTAAGTTCTCTGTCATGTTCTTTTTGCCACAAATCAAAGTCAAACATCACTTCTCCTCCTTCGGTAGTATATCTGCGTTCATTCCCCCTCCGGTTTTTTACCTATCCAATCAACCCACTGTTTAGCTTCAAACATAGGCGTATCACTACAGTACCCATGCTCTACCTCAGCAGCTTGCACTGCCTCCGGCCCTAATATGTTCTTCACATACTCATCTTGCCCGTGGTGCCATGTAGCCAGCACTAAGAGCGCATGTTCTAGTTTATCTACTCGCTCCATTAGGGCTCGTATCTTTGCGTCTGTGTCGCTCATTTCTCCTCCTTCGGCCGTTCATATTCCACATAATCGCTCATATATTTTGGCTTTCTAGGAATTGGCATCCAATGAGTTAATGCATAATGTCCTTTGTCTATGTACTTATTGCTAAAATACAAACAATACTCTGTTGGATCTGATGGCGATTGATCTATCCATCCGTAATGAATATCACCAAAAACTATTAACAATACTTTTGCACCATCTGGTGGCAGCCGCTCCTTAACGCTGATCCATTGGGGCATCACCTTGTCGGCGTCAGCAACCTGATCCATTGCGGCCTTGTAGCCATCCAGAAAGGCGTCATAAGCAATAGAATAAACTAAGTAGCTATCTGGAATTCCGTTGGTTTTATTAGGACTATCACGATAATCACAAGCGTATGAAGCTGCTAAAAGCTCTAATCTGTCAATTTCTTCAGGTGTTTTCATTTCTCCTCCTTCTTACCAGGGTAAATCATCTATCTCTTCTTCTGTTAGCTCGTATGCCACTTTCGGCCCTGGCTTACCCTGGCCTGACGGAATACCCTCGTGCTCGTGTTCTTCACGGGTGCCACCGTAGGCCAGTGCTTGCTTTAACAGGTCTATGAGAGCCTCTGCTTCTTCCTTAAACAGGCTTTTGGTTTCCTTCCACTCTCCAGTCTGCTTGTCTTTGTATCGCTTGCTGATGCTGTAGCTATAGCCTCCGTTTTTAGTTGGCCACACGGCTACTGATAATCCTTTGTGTTTAAAGTCTTGCACTGGCTTGTTCATACTTTTCCTTAGTTTAGTTGTTACTTTTGCTATTACTTCGTCAATCTTAACAATGCTCCTAGACACTGCTAATTCTCCTCTGTTATCCTACTAAGTAAGCACCTGTTTCATGGTGCCTCCTAGTTAGGCCCGTCTAGTTAATCGCTAGGCGGGTTTTTTTCTTCCTGCATTATATCAATTAGCTGCTTGGCCCAATATAAACCATCTATCTGACCACGTTCCCATTCAGATAAATGATGCTCATTACCGAAGCTAGCCACTGCTTGGTCAATCAGTGTCCTTAGTAGCTCCACATCGTTTTTTGTAGTCATTTATAATGTCCTCCAACAAATCCATTACAAAAACATGCTCTTTAGTTGCTTGTTTTTTTAAATAATTGATTGTTTCTTTCCGGTAGTACGTCGTCCAACGCTGCCAGCCTACCAGTACTGATGTTTCTGGGTCGCGTTCCCATGTTGGTCGCTTCTTCCGCACTAATGTTTTAGCTCTCGTTTTGAGCCATTGTTGTTTTGCTTTCATCGCCTACATCCTCTGTTACATAGTCGCTTAACCTATCTAGCTTAATTGGTGAACGGTACACATCGCCATATATGTGCTTAGCCTCACAGTCCCGCAGGTAGGCCGCTGCTTTTGCCTTTTTAGCTTCATCCATACGGCTGATGTCGTAAAAGGTTGGCACACGTCTAGTTGCTGGCTTCTCAGGCACCTGTATAGGCTCTAAACCTTCGATAGTGGCACTTTCAGCCTTGTACCCAAGCACTTCACCAGTCTTGGCAGAGACTACAACCTCGTGACCCTCTGGGGCTTGAGGAATGGGTGCTGCAAAGGATGACGGCATCTCTTCAGCGGTATACAAACCGCCCAGTTCCTGGATAAATGCTTCTCTTATGGCGAGACTTTTCGCACATTTTGCCAACATTATACTGGGCATCTGCTTCCACACCGGACTTGGCTTGCTGTACTCGCTCCAGTAAGCCGTAGCTACTGAAGGAAACTTTCTATCCTTGCGGTGTACCTTTACAGTACACGATACAAGCGCCTTACCATCCCATTCAAAGCTCACTTCCATACCGTCAAATTGAGTGTGACTGTTAGCTATGCGCAAGAATCCATTGATCCCAGTCATCGGCTGTAACCGCCCATTAACTTTGATCGGCCAAATTTCTTTCGTTATCGGATTTAGTCCCGTTGCTTTGCACACCTCTGCAAACAGCAAAAACTCTGCGTCTGTTAACCCTGGCGCTATCGTGTTTCGGAGCGTTTGAAGCATCTCCATGTCGTTTGTTGTTGTTAATTCTTTGCTCATATCTTCCTTTAAAATTTACCTTTTAACTCTTCACATTGACGCCAAAAATCGTACCAAGAAGGTTCCTGATAGCTGCAATCGTTTGGTTCGTCTGGTTCGTAATGATCACATTCGGGACACCGATCCCCTGTGCTAGCATCTCGAATAAAATCACAATCGGAGCAGCGGATAAGTATAGGTTTCATGATTTTACCTCTCGAATAATTCAGGCATAGCATTGTAAATTACATCCTCAATATCGTCGTAGAGCGATTCAATATCTTGCGCACAATCTACGCACAAATCTCCCCAACCATGTTCGGGTTCAAGAACGTAATCTCCTTCTGATGTGTAGCTACCTACCACCAAAAACTCATGCCCGTTTCGGTGCTGAAGCCGAAACTCAGGTAAATCTATTGCTAGTATTTTAATCATTATTTTTTCCTCCTAGTTACAGAGTGCTTTTATTGTATACAGCACTATCCTTTCCCTGTAAACAAATTTATTACAGTTTGTGCATATTGTTGGCCTGGAGCACATTTAACTTTACCGCAGTTATAAACCGATAGCGCATCTCGAAGGTTGCCAAATCGGTCAATTTCCTGTCTAAGTATTAGTGCTCCACAGCGTAGGTTAGATACTGGGTCAAACAACTCTCCAGCGTCCGGTAGGCCACATCGTTTGGCGTTAAACGGCATGACCTGGGACAATCCTCTAGCACCTACCTTGCTAACTGCTTTAGCCTTGTACCCTGATTCTACTTTAACCAAAGCATGTAACAGCTTTGGCGGTAATTTGTATGCTTTAGCTGCGCGGTCAACCTCTGCTTCTATAACAGCTCTGGAAGGCTCTATAGGAGCACGAAGTAACCTGCTCTGATGATAGACAAGGGCTTCAGGTAAAGAGCAGTAGCAAGCAAGTACAACAACGGCAGCGCATAACCAGCCGCTACCGTCTTGTTTAGTTTCAGTACTCACTTTCTACCCGTGGTTGCTCGTACTGCCTGAGCTGGGTCATCACCTAGCACATAGACTCTAACGCCTATGACGCAAGTAATGACTCCAACGAAGAAAGCAACGTGTAACACAGTCACAGCGATGCCGGTCGGGGTAAATAATAATTCTTTTATTGCTTTCATATTACTTAGCCTCCATCGGTTGATTACAATCTTCCCATAGGTAGCATTTTAGTGGCACGTTGTGGGTACGCTGTGACTCTTGGCGCTCATCTACCCTAGTTATCCACAGCTTTCCACCGGCTTCTATACCAGTGCAAGCACTGCAACTTAAAACAATAATTGCAAGTATATATCTCATGTTTGTCTCCTAGTTAGTTGGGAAAATTCCCCGTTAAAATTACCAATTATTTAGGTCAATACCTTTCATCGGTTGACCTAGTGCATCGTTAGGCACAATCCTTTGTACAGTCTCACTCCCAGTTACATCTCTGTCCCATAAGTTTTTAGTCGGCCTAGAGTTGGTTACAATACTGTAACCAGTACCCCACGGCCCACGATCTTGCGGTACAGGTAACACCGGCTGCACCGGCAGCCCGTAGGATGGTGCAGGTTGTGAATTGGTTTCAGGTAATCCGTAATATTTACGGAATATCTGGCAGGTTGAGTCACATTCTTGTGCAGTTGCCATTATCGGCATCGCTAAAATTAAACCGAGTACTAATCGCATATATCTCCTATTACCTTATCCAAAATTACCTTATCGCGGCCAGCTTGAATTGCTTCCAGCAAAACCGTTACCATCTTATCATATTGCTCACAGCCTAGAGCCGCTTCCATAGCATCAGTCAGAGTTGCACCTGCTTCCATGTTAGCGGCTATAGCCTGGATTAGCTGTTTCGTGTTCATGCTTTACACACCTCTTCTAATTTACCAGTGCCTTGATAGCTAAAAAAATCATCGTCGGTAAAAATAACGTGATCAAGAAGGGTAATGCCAAGAATGCGTCCGGCTGCTGCAATATCGCGCGTAGCTTTATCATCTTCTGACGAGCGTTTGCATGAACCGCTAGGGTGGTTATGTGCCATTATTACAGCACGAGCACCAAGACAAACCGCCCGTTGGTATATTTCTCTGGGATGTATAGGGCAACTATTAGCTGTGCCAGTGCTAACAATGCTATATCCGATTGGCGCGTTTTTGCCGTCAATATAGACCGCAAAAACATGTTCTTGGCTATTGTTTGGCGCGATTGAGCGTAGAAAATCTACTACGTTTGTTGCTTCTTTAATTATTGGCCCCTGCACTGCTTTTCCGTAGTTTATATTCACTTCCCGAATGTTTGTGGTCTCCATATTTATCTCCCTAGTTAGTCACACAACTATTGTGTACATCTCTTTCATATCAGATATGATGCTATTGTGTACAGTATTCTTTTCGGATTATTTGAAAATAACTTGAGGGAATAGTTTTAGGGGAGTATAACTAGCTGATAACAAAAAAAGAGCCGGTCACTCGCGAAAGTAAAACCGGCTCTCAAAAAGGAACAATATGGTTAAGTATAACAAAAAACACCGCATTGGTATAGTAGACTTTTCTCTTGTCGACGCCGGTTTATCTCACCACGAAGCACTAATCTTTAGCTACGTTCAACGATTCGAGAGAAACAAGCGCCCGTGTTTCGCCTCTATACCTCATATCGCTAAAGAGCTTCGGTTTTCTGAGTCAGCCACTAAACGAATGATCCGCCGTTTGATAGCTAGTGGCTATCTTCGGGAAACTAGCAAAGGACGCGGCCGCTACCTCAATACGAACGGGGTCAAAATGAACCGAATGAATGGGGGCAATCTGACCTTGAATGGGGGCAAATTGAACCCATATAGGGGGCAAAATGACCCCAATGATCGGGGTCAAAATGAACCGCTACCATTAAAAGTATTACCATTAAAAGATTACCAAAAGAAAATACCAGTAGCTGTTGAGAAAGAATCTTTTGTCACTAAGGATGGGCAATATGATTGGTTAAGAGAAAGAACGGGTATCAGTTTGGATGAAATACCTGAATAGCCTATTAAAGCCTCTAGGATGGCCAAGGTTGAAAGATAATAGCTTAGGGTAGGGGTAGCCCTAGGCTACGATAGAAAACGCAACCTAGGGGATTGTAAGGGGTTATTACTTTATCCGGTATTCTCTTTCTACTAAGTCGGCTAACGTTTTTTTTAATGACTCATATTTTTCATAGTAAACCTGAAATCCAGCATCATACCCATTTTGCCACTCACTTGGCATATCGGCTTGCGCTTGCATATAACCTGCGAGATAGCACTGGTGCATTTTGTACAATATGCCGTCTGTAAACTCATGGATGGTTTGTGTATGGCGCACATGGTTTTTAGCTTTTTCTATGATTTCTTGCTCATTTTGATGAGGTGTTTTTTGCATTGTTATTCCTTTCTACTATAATCCAAGTTTGTGTCTTAAAATCCCATTCGACCCTTACAACTTCGCCTCTATCCACTGCGTTTACTGGCAAACCGTAATCGGTTTCATAGTCCCAATCATCATACTTGCCAACACGGCCAGTTTGTAAGCTCATGTACATAAAGTTATTCATTGTCCAGCCCTCCACTCAGCGATTCTCGATATTCTGACTCGCTATGATAGCTCAAGTCATCCGACCCACATTCACATGTTGATTTACACTTCAATTCATCGGTGTCTCGATTGTAAGTACCGCACACAGCATCACAACAATCGCACACGATTACATATTTACCGTTAAATTTAGCCATAAGTATCTCCTAGTTAGTTGGTTAATTGGTTGGTTGATTAGTGAAATATGTCGCCTAATTGCTTGGGGTAGGGGTACCCCTAGGCTACGCTACTAAACGCAACCTAGGGCATTGTAAAGGGTTATTTAGGTTGATACTTAGCTTGAGCAGCTCTATAGCCTGTCGCTAACAGATCAATGACAGCCATCTTTCGAGACTTCGACCAAGCAAAACAGAACGCCTCTTTCCAATCTTCCGGCAAGTTTTCATTAAAATTACGTTGGTAAAACTCTTTAATTTGTTCCCAAGTCACTGGACTTAACTTTTTAGTGATGTCGTCCCACTCTGTCATACTTTACTCCTGTTTAATAACTGATCAGCTTCTGGTGATATTCGGCAGAGTCTAAATAATCACCGTCATACTCTTGCCAGTTTACAAGTCTACGCATCCAGATAACACCGTCGCCCGATGCTATGCAGTTATAGCCTTCACGGCGCAATTCAGCGTACGCCTCGTTATCTCCAACACTAATTGTTACTGTTTCAAAACTGCTATTCATGTATATCTCCTAGTTAGTTAGTTAAGTACCCCTAGCCTACATGGTAAAATGCAAGCTAGGGGATTGTAGGAAGGTTAAGGCTGTTTAAGCTCTAATTGCTTTAAGGCGAAGAGATACCCGTCGATAAACCTGTTTTCTTCGTATGGTGCCAGATTCTCCGCTGTTCCACGCTTTTTAACGTACTCAGCAGCTATTTTCTGAACTTCAGAACCGTGACTGTAAGCAGTTGCAAACTCCTGTTTTTCATGTAACTGCCTAGCCCTATAACCATCCCGATAAGCTCGTTCGATGGCTATAATCTGATAACCTGGAAACTCATCAGAAGGCACCTTTTCTTTCTCGGCATATTTCTTCGCCATTATGTCAAGCTCTACTTTTTGGTCATTGTCCCAGCGGTCAGTTTCAGCAACCTCGGTTTTTAACCTTAAACAACCATCACGACACCTGACTACCTCTTTGTATAACTCTGCTTTTTTAGCAAAAGGATGATCTGTTATTTCACCTGATATAATCTCGCCAGTTATTATATTTACCACAATTTTGTCTGTCATTTATTTTCCTTTTAATAATGGTTCTACGTTTACAAACATTTGCTCAACTAGCTTTTCTTCCACATGGTCACGCAACGCCTCTTGAGCCTTTAAGCAACTCTCAAATCCAGCACTATGTCCCGCCTCATACCCTGCTATAAAAGCATCAATCGGGTCAGGCGGGTATCTTGGTGGATCTGTAAGCATTACTACAGGTGCTCTACTAGACAAGTTTTTCCAATACCAATCCCAAGCTAAATTTTTCTTATCCATAACCCTCTAATAAACATCACGCATACTTAACACTCGTTTAATCCTAACCCTATCTTGTTTTGTTATAGTTTTACCGTCAAAACATTCAGACAAATACTCCCATATTTCGCTCCATGATAGGCTTGGATTCTCATTGAACCATCCTTCAATTTGTTCTACTGCCCATTGTACGTTAGTCGTGTTCATATATTCTCCGTAGTTAGTTAGTTAGTTACTCTATATCGAAATCGGTGGTTGCAGGGTCGGGCCAGACAAAACGATCTGTAGCATCAACGCTATCGATAGTTCTTAGTACTCCATCAGAACAGCGAACTAGCTCAACGTAGTCAGACAAGTCCAACCCGCGCTTGTCAATCGTTACGCTCCCAACACAATCTCCGGTTGTTTTGTGCATGTAATATTTAATCATAGTAAATCCTGGTTAGGTAGTCTCATCAGTAGCCGCATAACGGCTAGACTCCC